TTGTTGGAAAAAAATATAATGACTAAAGTTAAACTTTGTTACGCACAATCCTGTCATAATGTTTTAAAACCTCCTGCTCGTAAATTCTGTTCACCAAAATGTTCTAAATCCTATCACAATAAAAAATATGCAGCACAACAAAAAGGTGCAGTGTACGAACCTGAACATGATGGTAAACCTGTTGCCGAACCTAATGTACAAAAGCGTAGAGGTGAAGTGTATGAAAAACTTGTTGCTAAAGATTTAGGACCATTAATTTTAAAAGGTGATTTGAAAAAACAAGATGCAGCAGATTTATTAGGATGTTCAAAAGCTGCTTTGTCTTATGCCTATGCCGCTTGGATAGAAGATATGGAGACAAAAGAGAGAGCAGAGAATTGGACACTTCCTGCTAAAGCAGAGAAGTCATTAGCTGACTTTAAGATTTTTAGAGATAGATATTTTGAGACAGAACAAGGTAAACCTTACGAGACACCTGAATTTCATATTCGTTGGATTAAATCTATCTTAGAAGCTATTGAACATGGAAATCAACAGATGATACTATCTCCACCTCGACATGGCAAGACAGACCTACTAATTCATTTTGCTGTATGGCTCATAATTAAGAACCCTAATGTTAGAATATTGTGGGTAGGTGGTAATGAAGAGATTTCAAAGAATGCAGTTTCTTCAGTAATAGACCAGTTAGAGAACAATGAAAAACTCATCGAAGAATTATGCCCACCTGGAAAAAGTTTTAAACCAACTAGCAGAGCAGGAAAAGCGTGGTCGCAGAATGGCTTTACTGTTGGTACCAGGACTGTTACTGGTATTAAGTCTCCTACCATGGTTGGTATTGGTAGGGGTGGAAAAATTCTTTCCCGAGATTGCGATATTATTATTGCAGATGACTTAGAGGACCACTCCTCTACTATGCAACCTTCATCAAGAGAAAACACTAGAAGTTGGTGGACAACAACTTTATCATCTCGTAAAGAGGAACATACAGCTATGGTTGTTATTGGTTCCAGGCAACATTACGATGATTTATATTCACACCTACTAGACAACGAAAGTTGGCACACCATAGTAGAAGAAGCACATGATACTGGATGTAATTTACCTGATTGGGATGATGAAAAGCATATTGAATGTATGTTATGGCCAGGAAAGAGAACTTACAAATGGTTAATGGATAGAAAATCAGGTGCTGAAACTACTGGTGGTAGAGCAATCTATGAAATGGTTTACCTTAATGTAGCAATGCCTGATGGTATGGCTTTATTTGATAGCGTAGAGATAGAAGCATGTAGAGACCAAAGCAGAGATATCGGACATATTCCTGCAGGAGTTAGACTAATTGCAGGACTAGACCCCGCATCAACTGGCTACCAAGCAGCATTCTTATGGGGTTATGACCAATCATCTAACAAGATGTACATGATTGATATGGAAAACTCTTTAGGTGGTGGTATTCCACAAGCATTATCAATTATGAAAACTTGGTTTACTAAATACAATTTGGCCCACTGGGTTATTGAAGAGAATGGTTTTCAAAGAGCAATTAGACAAGACCAATCAATACGAGATTTTGCAGGAAAGCATGGTATATTTTTAGAAGGAACTCAAACATATAGTAACAAGCATGACCCAATTTATGGAGTTACTGCGATGAGACCATTGTTTGCTGACCAATTAATTTCTTTACCATATCTTGGATTTGAAGCCCAAGAGAAGGTAAACTTATATAAAAGTCAGTTGGTTTATTTTAGTTCTGCACAGAACAAAAGTAGAAGTGTAGGACAAAAATCCGACTTAGTTATGGCAAGTTGGTTTCCTATGAAAACTATTCGTAGGCTACAGAAGGAAAGACTTGCTACAATGGGACTTGAATATGAACCAAGTTTTGGTGGGTATGAAGGTAGTAATATCGATATTGACAGTTGGAGATAATGAAAACAGCAGAAGAAGTTTACAGTAGGGTTTACGAACTAAGACAACAGCATTCAGATGTCGTAGCCGAAAAAGATAAAATCAGAGCCATTATGAATGGTGGTGCCGATGGTATAAAAGCATTGTTAGGTAAATCAATGCGTGATATGGATTATCAACAAATACCTGCACCTAACTTATTGCATTCAGCAATGGAGAGATTTGCACAAAAATTAGGTAGAGCTCCTGACTTAAAAGTAGATATCTTCAATGATAAAGATAGCGAGAGAGCTACAAAGCGTGCAGAAAAATTAGAAAGAATAATACACGCTTATGATGAATTACAAAAAGTAGATTTACAATTACCACAAGTTGGTAGATGGTTGCCTGGATATGGTTTTGTTGTATGGGTACTAAAAGAAAAAAAGGATGCCAATGGTATTCCTTATCCTTATGCAGAAGTCAAAGACCCTTATCTTTGTTATCCAGGATATTTTGGTGAAGGCCAACAACCTAAAGAACTAGCTGTCGTACAAAGAGTTCCACATACAACATTAGCTAAAACATATCCAAAATATAAAAATGTGATTATGGATGAAGTCGATAGTGAATATAACACTATGGCTTATATGTCTAGTTATGACAAGACTTGGGCTAACCAAAGTGGTACAGGTAAAGTTGTAGCAGAATACTACGATGAAGAAGGTACTTATATTTTCTTACCTGAAAACAAAGTTATATTAGATTTTATTCCTAACCCTCTTAAATCAGGACCAAGATTTGTCGTTGCAAAGAGATTTGCATTCGACCAAATGCAAGGCCAGTTCCATCATGTGATTGGACTTATGGCTAATATGGCAAAGATAAATGTTCTATCTGTCATTGCAATGGAAGATGCTGTGTTTACAGAAACCAACATCATCGGTGAGATAGAAAGTGGACAATATAAGAAAGGAAGATTATCTGTAAACTATTTAACTCCTGGTAGTCAAGTAGTGAAACCAGTAAACAATCTACCTTATCAGTTGTTCCAACAGATAGATAGACTAGAAAGACATCTAAGATTAGGTTCTGCGTATCCTGTATCTGATGATGGTCAAAGCCCTAATGCATTTGTAACTGGTAGAGGCCTAGAAGAATTAGGTCAATCTGCTTCATTGCATGTAAGAGAATATCAAACAATTCTTAAAGATGCATTAGAACAAATAGATACTAAGAGATTAGAGTGGGATGAAATAATGTATCCTCAAATGCGTAAACCTATTGCAGGTTATCGTAAAGGTACAGCATTCAAAGAGACTTATGTACCTAGTTCTGATATTGCTGAACAATATAAAACAAGAAGAATTTATGGTGTTATGGCAGGGTTCGATGAACCACAAAAGATTATTACTGGATTGCAGTTAAAGCAACAAGGTATTATCGATACACAAACACTACAAGAGAATATGGATGGATTAGATAACATATCTCAAATACAACATAGAATAAATTCTGAAAGAGCAGAGAATGTTTTATTTGAAAGTCTTATGGCACAAGCTGCACAAGGTAATCCTAAAGCAACTATGGCTGCTATTGAAATAAAGAAAAATCCTCAAAACATTAATAAAATTTTAGAAAAGTTCTATACTCCTGAAGGTGATGAAATGACACCTGAAGAAGAGGCCATTGCACAAGGACCACAAGGACCACAAGGACCTCCTCCAGGATTACAACAAGTTTTAGCACAAGTAGCAGCTCAACGAGGAGGTGGACAAGTTGGCTAACGAATTTGACCCAATGGCTGAAACAAACGCAGCTTTTATTGACATGATTAACCAAGAAGATTGGGATTTCAATTACGCAAGAGAAACCGAAATCTTCGATATGGATACAGAAGAAAATTTTTTTCCAGTCGTATATGAATATCACATGCCTGGACCAATGCCTGGAGTATTTGTAAAAATAAGTTTGGCAATGAGAGATGAACAACAAAAGCAAGATTTTTTACAATTTATATCTAGTATTACTGGATTTTTAAATGAAGAGGATGATAAGTATGGTTCGTAAATCAGCAGGTAAAAAAATGGCAGAAGAAGCAAAAGATTTAAAAATAGACCCTGCAACAGCAGACTTGTATGTACCTAGAAAATCAGGCGACCCAACAGGGCAAAGTGAATTTATTAATACAGTACTTACACCAGGTTTAAGTGCAGAGACAAGTGGACCTGAAGCTGAAGCAGTGCAACAGAATGTAGCTGCAACTATGGGCAGGCCTATAAAATTAGGAGCACCAACTAGATTTCAAAGTGTAGATGTAGCACAAGGGTTAGCAACATCAGGTGCAAATGTACCTGCAAAACCTAAATTAGATGTAGAAAGTTATTGGATGGGATTAATGGAACAATTTAATGACCCTATAATTGCCGAGTACTTAACTCCTGATGCTTATGCTGCACCAAGAGTAGAACCAATAATTGAGCAAAAAGCTGACACAGAGACTTTCTAATGAGGTTCTCGCCTTTTAATTTTTCGGCTTCTCATATATCCGAAGCTATCGCAGCAGAGACATTAAATAAAGTTAATTCTTATAAACAAGGTCAAAGAATTGCACAAACACCTAAAGGCCAAGAGATGGCTAGAAACTTTAGTGAATTAGGTAATACATATCCTAATGTGCCATTCAGAATGAATGCATATCAAGCAATGGCAGGAACTGGTGCAGGAGATAGCAATGCATTTCAAACTGCATTGAAAACACAAGAACTATTAGCAAAACAAAATACTTACAATCTTAAACCTGTTACACAAGTGGGACCTGTTAAAAGAGCATTTCAAGTTGGTATGTTAGGTTTAGACAGTTTATTTCAACCAGTATCAAGAGGTTTTAAATCAGCAGTAGTAGCAGCACAAGCTACAGGTAAATCAGTTCCTGGAACAGTTGCATTGGCAACTCTTGCAGGAGTACCTGAAATTTTTATTGGTGATAAAGGTGAAGGTGGCGGTTCAGTTACACAAGGAATATTAAATGCTGTTCTTGGTGATAAAGCAGGAGATAAATATAGAGAAGCAAGAGATGCTTATGGACCAACAGAACTTACAAGATATATACAAGAAAAAAATAAAGGTAATCCTATAAACTTAGGTACTGGATTTATGCCTAACTCTGTAAATCTAAAAGAGACACAAGAATATTTAAATGCTATTCGTGCAGGTAACAGTCAACAAGTAGCTTATAACAAAGCTAAAGCAGTTTATGGTAGAGATATTACAAATGCTTTTGACCAAGCAGAAGATAGATTTAAATATACAACTAGGCGTGGAGAAAAAATAAATATATCTCCTGGAAGAATAATTGCTGCAACAGTAACTAACCCAGGAAGTACAGGATACAGTGTTATATCAGGTGTTATTGATGGTGTCTTTCGTGTAGCTGCTGACCCTATGAACTTAGCTTTAATGTATGGTGCAGGTGTCAAAACAGCTATGAGAGGTTTATTAAATGCAAATCAAAAAGCAGCTAGGTCAACCGCACCTGTTTTAAAAAATGTAAACTTTTGGAAAGGATTTTTACCAGGTAAAACAGGTAAAGAAAATAGAGCTTTATATTATGGAAAAACTGTTGATGATGTAAGAAATAGTCAATGGGGTAAAGATTTTGCAAAAGCAATAGCAAATTTACAAGGAGATGAAGGGCTTGCATTTTTACGAGACATAAAAGAATTTGATAGATTGCCTGTATCAGTATTACAAGTACTTACAGAAGTAGATGACCCATTGCATGTATGGACTGTATTAGATACAGTAGCTAAAGGTGGAAGATTAACTGACCAAAATTACGATGACATTTTTAATGTTATAAAAGAATATGTACCTGAAGGTAGAAAGATTGAATTAGATAGAGTTAGAGAACTAACTAAAGGTAATAGAAATGTAGGATTAGATGCATTACCTTATAAACCTACTGCTTATGGTGAGTTCTTTAACTATATGAATAAAGTTATTACAGGTAAAGCAACTGATGTAGCACCATTTAGAAAACTTGCAGCTTTAGGTGCAGAACTAAAAGGTGTAGCTAATTATCAAACAAGAGGTTTATTAGGATTAGGTTCACAATTAAGAATGTCCTTACCTAAACACATGCAAAGAGCATTTCAATTAAGACCTGAAACTGTAGTTATGTGGACACAATTAGATGAAAGTGTCAAGAATATAGACAACATGATGAAGTTAGCTTTTGTTGACCCTAAGACTAGAGGAAGTATTATGCGTGAAGCATTAGGTTCTGCAGGACAAACACAGTTAGATGAGGTTGTTAATGCAGCAAACTTAGAGATTGCTGAAAGTCTTATAAAACAAAATCCAAATCTTAAATTTGATATTGATGAAATCACAAGACAACAAGCAAACTTTACTGCACAAATGGAAGAGTTAAGAAGTTTCTTTAGTGGTTCTGCAGGTTCACTTGCATTTAATGGTACAAAAATTAAAAAGAGATATAAGAGTTTAATTAAAGATGTAAAAGAATATTATGAAAGAGTTGGTATCAAAGATTTTGATGAGACACAATTAGAACGATATGTTTTTGAAGCAGTTCCTACAATGCACTTGTTATCACAAGCATCTAGTACTTTTTCATTGCTTATGGACCCACAAGATATTATTCGTGCATCTAAAGCACACCAACAACTACTTGGGCCTGAAGAAAGTTTATTAAGAGCTTTTGGTAAGAACATAGGTGTTATAGAAGATAAGAATTGGGTAAAACAATTTAAAATTCCTAGAAGAGCAACAGCAGAAGCAATGTCATTGAAGCCACAAGGATTTGTAGATTACTACTTTAACGCATTACAAAACAATTTCTTAAAACCATTATGGATGATTAGGTTAGCATTGTTACTTCGTGTAGTTCCTGAAGAAGCATTAAGAAATGCTTATGGTGGAAAAGTTAATCCATTTACAAGTTTCTTTAAAAGATTATCTTTAACATCAAATAAATATTACGACTTTTTCAATATAGAAAGAGCAGATGAGGTTGCAAGAATACATAATAATTTAGGTGAACTTGTTATGACAACACAAATGAAACCTGATGATATTGAGTTTATGAAAAATATGATAGATGTAGATGATATAAAACAACTACAAGCTCTTGATTACAACCAAGCACAAAAAATAGCTAAACATTATTTACTTGAAACTAATTACAAAGGTGAAGTTAGTGAGTATATGGTTAATGCAGCAGTCAATGATTTCGATATTAGAAATGTTAAATTTGCTGAATTAACAGAAAAAGCATTTGAAACTAAAAAGAAAAATATAAAAGCAACTGCAACAGGTGCTATCAAGGGATACGATGGAAATACTTACAACTCAATGGGTGAAGCAATAATTGAAAGTGGTGGGTTTACAACATCATTAGATGAAAGACAATTTATTGATTTAGGATATAGAGGCCCTGCTGAAGGAGATGTATTCGTATCTGCGTATAAAGATAAAGAAATGGTTATTGGTAATCTTGGAACTATAGAAAAAGAAGCAGCCAAAGTAAACCTTACTCCTGCAGAATACTTAGATACACAAATAGACAATTTATTCTTTGATGATGACACAGTTGCTTTATTAGGTAAAGATAAGCATGCAGTCGGTGTTTATACAGATAAAGATGGAAACATAATGATAGATGTATCTATTGGGTTAAGTGGAGAAAATGCTATTAGCAATGCTGCAATGATAGGTATTAATGCCTTCCAGGAAAGTATTTATGTAGCAAATAAACAATTAGCAATAGATAGCGGATTTGGTAAAGCACTAGCTACTGGAGATAATGAAGGTTTAATATTTTTACATAGAGTAGAAGTGGGCAAAGGTGCAGCATCAATTAATTACGATAGTGTTATTAACAAACCAGTACTTGAAGCATTGTTTAAATCTAATTTTGATGCATTAAAAGTAACTGTTGATGAAGTAAAAGGTGCAGCAAGAGGAATGCCTGGAGGCAGTTTATTTAATAACACTCCTGAATATCTATCTTCTCTTGGTGAGCAAGCAGTTACATCTGCGTTTAAAACTGGTCGTAAAGATTTAATAGAAAATATGTTTATCCAGGTAGATAAGTATTTACCTAATGGAAGAATAAATCCAAGATACTGGGAAGCATTATGGACTGAAATAGAAATATTAGCAACAGACCCTATTGCTGTAAGAATTGCAGATATAGGACTTGATGAAACATTTAGTTATTTAAGAGGAGATGGTAAAGAACTCTTACAAGATTTAGTAGCTAGAAGTTTTAATGCTGAAGACAAGGTATATCTAAGAAGTGATAAAGCATTAAAAGAATATTTAGAGAGTGTTCAATATAGAATTGCAAGACTTGTAGGAGCAGAACATAAAATAATAAATCCACAAACTGGTATTGAAATATCTGCAGAAGCAGCAAGACAAGTAGAGTTTGTAAATGGATACAAAGTATTTCCTAAATTTGTAAGTGATTTATCTTCAGTTAATAATTCTCAAATACTAGAAATGATTTCTAATGGTGGTGTCTATAACAGAAAAGACTGGGTTAAATGGAAACAACATAACCAATTACTTAAAGGTAATTCAGCAAGACTTGGTGGTAAAAGTATTAAAGGTAAAGCTAATGAAGCATTTTATAAAGAATTAATAGAGTTACTAACTCCTGAAGTAGATAGAGCAGGATTAGGACCACAATCATTACCTGCTAAGTTCGATGGCACACAAAGAATAAGTGAAAGTGGAACTATGATTGCAGGTGAAGATATAGTTGCAGCAGGATTTTTTGATGATGCTAATTATGCAGGAGCTAATTTAGGACAATATCGTAAAATATTAGATACAGCTTATGATGTATTATTGGCTAAACCATCTAACAAATTAAACAGAGACCCATTGTTCAGATATACATTCTATGAAGAAGCTATAGATTTAATGGCCTATATGGATGATGCTACTAGAGCAGAATTTCTTAAAGGTGCAGAAGCATGGGTAGATGGAAATAAATTATGGGATGACTTAATTGAAGCCGCTAAACAACCTGCTTTAGAAAATACAGTTACTTCTTTAAAACAAGCAGAAGATATCTTAAAACAAAAAGCTATGGAACAAGTTAAAACATTATTGTATTCAACTTCTAATAGACATGTTGCTTCTGATTTGTTTAACAAGTACATACCATTCCCTGAAATATGGGCAGAGGTATTCCAATCATGGGGTAAATTGATACAAGAAAATCCACAGAAGTTTAACAAAACAAGAATAGCTATAGACAATGGTGAGACTGCAAAACCCTGGGATAGTGAAAATGGTTTCTTAGAAGAAGACCCAACAACTGGAAAAATGATGTTTAACTATGTTGATGCATTGAATATATTAACATTTGGTATTGGTGGTAGAGCGTTAAAGGCAGTAGCACAACGAAGTGCATTCGGTGAAGATATGGAAGCAGAAGGTGTAAGAGTGTCTATACCTGGATATGCTAGTGGACTTAACTTAATTGCACAGAATGGTTTCGCTCCTGGATTTGGACCATTAGTAACAATACCTGCAAATATTATTGTAGAAAGATTACCTGTACCTAAAATTATGCAAGATTTCTTTTTAGGTTCTTTCGGTAGAGGTAATCCTTTTGACCAATGGCCTGCCTGGATGAAAAAATTCTTTACATCAGAAAATACTTTTAGTGCTGAAAGACAACAAGCATTTGGTACTGCAGTAATGGATACCTATACAGCGTATGTATTGGCAGGTAAAGTTGACCAAACTGACCAAACAAGCATAGATAAATATATGGAAAAATCATTTAAGAAAGCTAGAAGTTTATTTATATTTAGAGGAACTACACAGTTTACATTGCCAACTGGTATTCAACCAAGAATAGAAGTGCAAGATAAAGAAGGAACTTGGTGGGCAACACAAGTATTAAAATCTAAATACGATGAATTGTTATTAAAAAATGGATATGACTATATGCAAACCGATATAGATTTTGAAGAAAAGTTTGGTATTAATCCAATTCCATTAACACAATCTAAGAGTGAGACAATGGGTAAGAAACCTATAAAAGAACATTCTTACTTTTGGTGGAACGAAGGAGATAGGAAAGAATTATTAGAACCTGGTGCATTACCAAATACTGGTATTTATATACAACCTGACAAAATTGAAGATGAATTATATTATCCTGCATTCTACGACATAGAAACTAGAAATTTAAACCCTAGAGACTATGCACAGTTTATGAGGCAATCACAAGCTATCTTTGAATTAGAGAAAAAGAAAAAAGAAATTCGTGAAACTGAACCTGAACGAAACTGGGATGATGCTTACAAAGAAGCAAAAGAAAAAATTCAAGATGAATATGGCATAGTTAATATTTATAACTTTGTTGGTAAACAACAACGAGCAACTGTAGAAACAGTTATGGGTGAGTTAGCTACCTGGAAAGATTACGAACTTACAAGAAATTCCCCCGAGTATCCATTTGTAGTACAATATTTACAAGAACGAGATAATGTTATCGATGTTTTAATAAACAATGGTAGATATAGTTATACTAACTCTAGAGGAGAAAAGTTATCTATAAGAATATCAGGTTCTACTAGAGAAGCTAGAAGACTTTATGGTGATAGTAATGATTACCTTAAAGCACAAGAATTAATGAGATTTATTTGGGAAGACATAGTAGCTAAATCTGATGGAACTAACTTTGCTAAATTAGCAAATGAAGTTTTGTTTTATGAGATTAGCCCAGTAAACCCAAGGAATATGAAGGATAATTAATGGACCCTGAAGAGCAAGAAGAACAAAGTATATTAGACCTTGAAGAAGGAACTGCACCTGCAGAAGATAGCGGTGTAGATGTTATAGAGATATCAGATATGGGTGTAGGACAACTTTCTATACCTGAAATTATTGATGCTTATTTACAACAAGCTGTTTATAAAATACAAGAAACTAAAGTAGGCGAAAGACTTGGAAGTATAGATACTAAAACTAATGAATATAATCTTTTTCAACTAATTCAAAACGAAACAACAAGAGGTTTTTTTAGTGATAATACATTAATTTTATTTAACCAAGTATCAGGTGAAGCAGACATTAATTCATTATCTGAATTATTACAATCAGCAGATAATGACATAAGAAATAATCCTTCTGTAGTAGATAGGCCTACTCCTGGTAAAGCAGCAGGTTCTATTACTTACGAATTTAACAGCAAAGTAAAGTCAAATGCTTATGATGTAGATGAAATAGTTTCAAGCATTAACAAAACACTTAACAGTGATGATTACAAAAAAACTAGAGAATTAGAAGAAAAGTTTAAAGAAAGTGCAGAAGTAGGAGAATACATAGGTGATGAGTATGGAACATACAGAAGTAGCCATCCTTACTGGGGTTATAAAACAGATAGAGATGGATTAGTACCTTCTACAGTACAGTTTGATGAAGAAGGTAATCCTGAAATGGTTGATGCACCATTTGCTAAAGGTGCAGAGTATAGAAACTTTATTGATATGGACCCAACTGAAATATTTAAATTACAAAAGAGAATGGTTCTTGCAGGAATGGATGCACCTCCTTCTACAGAGTATGGTCAATGGGGTGAAAGAGAAGCTAAGTTTATGTCTAGATTATTCATCAAAGCTACAGATAGTGGTAAATGGGAAAAAGATTTAGCTGCAGGACTTCCTTTGTATGAAAGTACATTAGCTGAATTAGAAGAAATATTTACAGAGACACAAGATTTTGTTGACCTATATCAAAAAGGTTTATTTTTAGAACAACAAGCTAAAGCAAATCCTGGACAAATAAAAGATATACTTGACCAAGTATCAGAAATATTAGGTATTAACTTTACCGAAAATGATTATCTTGAATTTGCTAATGAAGTAAATACAGGATTAGCAGCTTCTGCTGCATCTCAAAGAGCTTATGAAGAAAGTCTTATTACAGATAGAGATATTATTTTAGGAACTACAGTAGGAGATGCTAGTTCTGTTCCACAAGGTACATTCCCTCTATATTTACCTGGTAGTACATTACCATTAGTAATTCCAGGTTATGATATTTTAAGACAAGCAAAAGGAGAAATACCTACACCTTTAAATTCATTAGATGTTATTACAGAAAACTTAAAAGCTAGACCTGATATACAAAGAGAGATGTCATCAGTAGATGCATTAAAACAAATACAGTATGCAACAAATTTATTTGAAGCATCAATGGGTCAAATAGAGTTAGGAGGAACCCCATAATGGATGAAGAATTTGGGCCATTAGATTGGTATAGAGCTAAAACAGTAGAAGAGATGCGTAGTGATTTAGTTGCTATGGCAAAAGGTGATTACTTTGATGATGACCAAGAGTATGCTTTTATAGCAGAAGGAGGCCTTGTTATACGAACTGGTGCTGAATTAAATGACCAAGCACCTGAAGGCCCTGGCCCTGAAGAATATCAGAGTATGGATGAGGAAGGTATTGTAAAACAATATATATCAAGAATTAAAATGTTTCCTCCTTATGTAGATATAGAAGACCAAGAAGGATTTGCTAAAGCATTCTTGCCTTCATTAGACAATATGAATAATGTTGCTAGTTACTATATGACAGGCAAAGGTACTAGAGATAACCCTATGAAAAGTGAAATACAATATGGTAATGGTATGGAGTTAGCATCAGAGATACAAACAGGTGCAATAACAGACTATATTTCTACAGGATTTAAAAGCAAAGAAGAATTTTACGAGTGGTATTTAAGAGATGTTGCTAATATTCAAGCAGTATTACAACCAGGCCAAACACAAGCAGAAGACTTTAGTATTGTAGATGAAGGGTTTTATAATGAAACACCACCTCCAAATACAAAATTTCCTAGAAGGCCTGAAACAAAGGGTGATAGCTCCTTGTTTAAACAAGAAGAAAAAGCCCAAGAAGATATGAGCTTTGCTGAAAAGTTTAACCAAAATAGTGCTAATGCTCCAGTTGGACCAGTTACACAAAGAATAAGAGATTACCAACCAGGACAAAATTATTATAAATTGTTAAAATTAATGACTGCTGTAGGTGAAAGTGTTGTAAAAGGCACAGGAGAATTGTTAGGAAGTGCTGCTAAAGGACCAGTAGAGTTTGGTAAAAAGGTTAAAGAGAATATTGAAGAAGGTTTAGAAACAGCTAAAAAAGGACCATCTCTACTTGATATTGTTCGTAGGTTACAAGAAAATCCAGGCACTATGAAGATAGAAGAAGATACTACTGAAAAGTAACAATGGCTGAAGATAACACACCTACAAATGTTGTAGATGATTTTAAATTATCAGGAACTATGGGTGGTAATACAACACCTACAGGCGTAAATATTGCTTATGCAAAGGTTGAAGATTTAGAACAATTTATTCAATTTGATAGAAAAGCAGAAGGTAATGTAGAACGAATAAATGAGATTAAAAAAACAATTTTAGATAAAGGTTATTTATATGATACTGCTTATGAAGGTGGAGTTGTATTTGGTGTTATTATTGATGAAGCAGGTAATGTACAAATACCTGAAGGTAATCATAGACTTCAAGCATTAATAGATGTTGCAAAAGAAACTGGACAAGAAATATATGTTCCTATTAATCCAATGCTAACAAGCACAGGTGGTGGAAATAAAGTTCAATTAACAAATAGCGACAACGCATATAAGTCAATGAAACAATTACTAACAGATATGTTAGAAAGAAATAAAAATTTTAATGTAGAAAGAACTATTAGCGAAAAGCTAGGAGAGCCAGGTACAAGAATAGTAGGACTAGAAAGCTATACTTATCCAGGTGGTGCACCAGGAACTTCAACAAATCAAAGTAACATTAAAAAGTTTTTCAATTCTATAGGTCTTAATACAATTACTTATGATGAATTACCTGATAACAATATATATAAAACAGGGGTAAATACTTTTACAGACACACCTACAAATGTAGTAGATACAGTAGGTGGAAAAAGTATAAAAACAAAAACATTTTTAGATGACTTGCCTTTAATACAACATCCTGAAACATTTGAAGGAGAAGAAATTATTGACAAGTTAATGGAAAGACCTAGTGGTCAAACTGTAGAAGAATTTATAACAGAAAATAATTTAACTCAAAGAGAAATAGATATCATTAATAATAATTTTGATGAAGCAAGGCGTATTGAAGATTATTTAGAAATAAAAGAAGGTGTTTCACCAGAAGAATTAAGAATAAGTATAGAAAATGTTGGTCAAAAAACACCTAATCAAATAGTAACTAGATATATAGATGATGCTTATAAAACATTTGATAAAGTAAATTTTCCAAATACTGCTTTAAAAGAACAAGCATTACTTAGATTAAATAAAAGATTATTAATAACTTTAGGTACAGCTAAAGAATGGATATATGACCCTAAAGGTGGTGGTGCTGTAATGGGTGAAGGTACAAAATTAAATGAATATTTATTAAATGTACAAGAAATATTTCCTACAGAACAAATAGACCCTGCAGGTAATCTTATTAATACAGAACAAAAAATTCTTGATGAACTAGGTGTAAAACAGTTAGGCGAAGGAAGTTATTGGGATAATGTAATTAGAGGTGTAGTAATAAATGCACAAGAAGATTTGATTATTGAAGGAGAAGTTATACCTAATACTTTACAATTAGACACACCTACAAATGTAGTAGATGATGTAACACCTGCTTCTGTTGTTGATGAAGCTGTTGAATATATAAATAATCTAAATATAGACAGTGCAATTAAAAAAGAAGTAAAAGATAAAGTAATTAAAGTTACAGGTCAAGCATCTGGAGGAATACCAATTCCTGGCATAGGACAAGCTATAGATTTATGGGAAACTGCTGTATTAGTAGTTGGTGCTGCTGCATTAGCAGCAGGTGAAATAGATGAATTGCCTAAAGTTATATATAATTATGGTTTAGATTTATATGAATCAATTTTATCAGGATATAATATTCCATATCAACCAGCTAAAAGAAAAGAATATACTCCTAATTTTGAAAGGATAAGTTCTGGTTTAACTTGGATAGATAAATTACAACCTACTTCGTATGTAATAAATCCTGTAATAGAGGAGTTTCAAGAAACAGCAGCAACAACACCAACTATGGAAATACCTGGATTTGGTACTGTTCCTGCATCAGAGTATTATCAACCACCAGTACAATCTAGTCCTGAACGAGATAATATAAATAGTATTATGACTAACATAATGACAAACATATCTAATGCTCAAGGAGCATATCCTAGAACTGCAAGAGAATTAGAATTATTTGGAAGAAACCCAATACAAGTAGTTCCTAGCAATAGTGATGATAAACCAGAAAAAGTAGAGTATGATAGTAAAGAGAAACAAAATTTACACGATATTTATGCAAACTTATATACAAAATTATCTAATGCGAGTGCAAGGATAGAGTAATGGCACAAGTAGTAGTTTATGGACCTAATGGAGCTAGAACAACAGCTAATACTGAACGCAGACCTGGAGAAGAAAAATCAGAATATGAAAGACTGATAGCTGGTGAAATACCAGGTAGAGAAGGCTATGCAGGTGCAAGTAAATCAGAACCATTAACACCAGATTACCCAGGAGATTATGGTGGTGAAGACGCATCTACGCCAACTAATGAAAGAGAAAGTGTAGTAGGTGTAGGTAATACTAACTACGATACTAAAGATTATTCTACTGTTGGAGAAGATGGTGAAGTAGTCATAAAGAATGAAGATGGTTCTATATACACAGGTATAGATAAAAGAGACATGCCTATACCAACAGGTGCTGAATATTGGAATGTAAATGGTAATTATTATATTGTATATTTTATTCCTGGAACAGGTACACCAATATATTACGATACAAGTTTGCAAGATTTAGAAAACATATTTGGTCCTGTAGAGTTTCCTGGAGTACAAGAAAGCGTTAAAACTCCTACTTCTCAACAATGGAACAAAGCAATAAGATTTGGTGATTCATTAGAACTTGCTAACCCTAACATATATAATCCAGAACAAAGTCCTTGGGTATCTTTTGTAGATACATTAGCTAAAGAAGCAGAGATTAGACCTTGGTTAAATGATGAAGAAATGGTTTTGTTATTAGCAGAAGCTACATTAGAGGGCAGAACAGTTACAGATGCAGAATGGCAATCTACAAATTGGTGGAGAACACATACACAAGAGGAAAGAAACTGGCTATTGTTAGCACAATCTGCTACCACAGATTTTGCAGGAGATTTACCAGCAGATGCACAAAGAAAAATAAATGATGATAGATTGGCTATTAAAAACTTAATGGAACAATCAGGTATAGCAAATCCATCAGATGAATTAGTAAATTGGGTTGCCCAAAGATATACTACTGGTTTATGGTCAGAAGCATTTACATCTGACCAAATAACAATACTTGCAGACCCTACATTAGAAGCAGAAATAGATGAAAAATTAAATGAATTTATTACATCAGGAGAAGTAGATTATAACACTACTAGAGCAGGTGAATCACAAGTAAAGAGATTAGTAAAAGAATATTTAGGTCCTGTGTTTGGTGGCAATATCGCAGATTCACAAATAAATAAATGGGCAAGTATGGTAAGAAATGACCCTGATGCAGAGATAAATATTAAAGATGCTTTGTTAAATATGAAAAAAGGTTTATATCCAGGTTACAATGATGAATTAACTTATGAAGAAATAGCTGCACCATGGAGAGGATTTAGTACAAATACTTGGGGTGGAACAGTAGATGAAACATCTACATTATTTCAAGATATTGTTAAAAGCAATGATGTAGCAAAAGCTACTACATTGTTATATAATGCTGGTTTAAAAGATGGTGGTTCAGACAAAATAAAAAATCAAGTATTGTCTAGTATGGTTGGTCAATTTGGTGCTGGTGGTGTTAGGAGAATAATATAATGGACGAATTTTTAAGACAAGCTAGAGCACTACTTCCTTGGTTGCCTGAAACATTAATACAAACTTACGCAGATAGCTTTGCAGAAACACAAAATGCAGATATTGCTATTGCTGAAGTAAGAAAAAGTCCAGAATATGCACAAGTATTTCCTAAAAATATAAGAGATGATGGAACTGTAAGACTTAGTGAACAAGACTACGCAGCAGTAAAAGAATCATTTGGTTTGACATTAGAGGATTATGGTTTAAATCCAGAATATTTCCAAGGTACATTTGCTGACTTAATTGAAGTAGGTGTTGCACCTAATGAGTTTAGAGCAAGAGTGGAAGCAGCTAGGTCAGGAATAGTAGAAAATGTTCCTGCTGTAAAAGAATATTATAGAACTAATTTTGGTATGGATTTAAACGATAATCAGATATTTGCATCAATTATAGACCCAGCAGTAGGAGATGCAATTATTGAAGGTAGAATTACACAAGCACAAATTGGTGGTGAGGCTGCTGCTAGAGGTTTTGCATTAAGTCCAGAAGAAACACAAGCATTAGAAAGAGCTGGATTAACACAGTCACAAGCTAGACAATTATTTGCACAAGCAGAAGCAGAGGTTCCTAGACTTGCTGAATTAACTAGAAGATTTCAACCAGAAGCAGTAGAAGAGCCAGGAATAACACCAGAAGGGTTAGTTGAAAGACCTGATTATGATATAGAAGAATTTATACAAGCACAAGTATTTGGTTCTGCTGAAGAAAGAGAAAGAATACAAAGATTACAAGCACAAGAAGAATCAGAATTTACACCTACTACAGGTGCTCTTAGAGCAGGTCGTAGGGTACGAGGTTTAGTAGAAGAATAACCTTGACATACTACATATAGTGGTATAATAAAATTGTCGCATAGTGGTAGTCTGCGAATATAAATTGACTCTGCACTCTCCAGCTTATATCTGGCGTGTAAGCTGCGTATTAAATTCGCCTAGTATCTGAATAGCCCAGAAGTGGCTGACAATTCTAGTTATTCTTAATTTATTTATTTGTCGCCTATCACATCATTATCCCAAGGGTGATGTAGCTAGTAGTAAAACTTGGAGTAGGA